ATTAAGGGAATTGGATTAATGAAAAGCTTTGAAGATTTCAAAAGTCTTTGGAAATTAAAAACTAAAAATATAAAGATTAAGAAACCTGATTTTTTATTTTTGGTAGTGTATCCTGATAAACTTGAATGGGATTTTGGTATAGAGAAACAAACACAAACAACAACTCTCATGGTATCTGGTGGTTTAACTGGATCGGGATCAGGACATGATGTTCAGTTCTGTTATAGAAGCGAAGTTAATGATTTATTGAAAAACTGCACTCATACACATGCAATGATTGTATCTGTTGGTATGGTTTTTGATATGATAATATCATCTATATCAACTGATAAAAAGTGGAGAAAAAATTTTTCTGAATCAGGAAAAAAAGTAATACCAAATCAAGTAACTACTATCACAGATTTTTTTGATTTTGTTGAATCAGAAGAATACTGCAAGGGTCATATTATGGCTCATCCTAATAAACCAGCTTATCTACATCACCAACATATAAATTTAAATATAAATATGTGGAAATCTATTGGTTGTCCACGACTAAATGAAAAATGGGATGATTATGAACGTAGTATAGAAAACTATCATGATGATTATACACCTCAGTGGATTAAACCAAAAGGTCGGCCGCTGATTATTAATTTTAACCATAGTGAGAGAACTCGAAAATCATTTTCATATTATAAAACTAGGTATAATGAAGAATGGAAAGACCTAGATAATGTAGATCATAAAGATTTTTATTTTAGTCGTTTCATGACTCGTATTCATTCAGTTTTCTATCTTTTCAACACAGAATCTTTTCATAAAATTCCGACAGAAAATTTTGATATTATATTCTCACCAACTGCTGGTTATAATACTGAATTACTTGTTGAAAAGTTGAACTTTAATGGCGAAGTAATTTTCTATGACTACACTCAGAAAAATATTGATACGAAAAAAACTATTGTTGAAATGAATATGTCTTTAGACGAACTTTATGCATATACAGAAATACAACGAAAGAAAAAAATAGATATAGTTGATAATTCTAAAAATGCGGCCGTGATTGAAAGAATAAGCTCTATGGGAAGTCATGAAAATCTTAGAAAACTTCAAGAGAAAATGCTAAATGAACAAGATATAGAGTATTGGTTAATGAATATTATAACACCAGACTATAACAAACTTTCTGAAAAAATCAAGGGTAAAAATGTTTTCTTTGACACAAGTAATATATTTAGTTATCATATGTCACATGCATACTACACTTTAGAAGAATTAGTAAATTCATATAATAAACTACATCAAGTTTTAATTAACTCTGCAAATATTTGTTGGTTTCAAGGAACTCAGCCAACCAAACAATGGGATAGAAGATGGATATGTTCTTAGACCTTGAGATTATAAAAAATGAATTAATGGTTTTACCACAAAATAAATCTTTTTGTCTGCAAGGAGTTGAAGAAATTGATAATGATCCATTTTTTGGTGTGGGACATATTAAACATTATAATCCATATAAAGAAACAGATTTTGTATATCCTAACTTTGATATTCCTCATATTAACTCTTTAATTAAAAAATTAAACATGTACAGAACCAGAGTGATGATATTGGAACCAAAATCTTGCTATTCAATTCATACTGATCCAACAAAAAGAATTCATATACCAGTTTATACAAATGAAAAATGTTGGATAATTGTTAACAAAGAAATTATATACCTTCCTGCTGATGGTAATTATTATGAGATTGATACTACACAGCAACATACGGCACTAAATGGATCATCAGAAAATAGAATACATATAGTTGGATTAGTAACATAAAAATATTTGCAGTTAGAATAGGTGATAAGTATGGTCCAGAATATGAAAAATATTTGGAAAATAAATTATCCAAGTATGAAATTATATGGATAAGAGAACCCTATAACCAAAAAGTAACTTTACAATGGAACAAGATGTGGGGAATGCAATTGGATATTGACGAACCAATTTGTGTGATAGACATTGATATTTTGTTGATAAATGACTATGAAAAAATATTTGAGTATCCTGTAAATCCTGGCCAATTTATTGCAATGCCAGGTTGGTGGAGAGATACAATTAAAAGTAACTATGTTATTAATGGTGGATTTTTTAAATACTATCCAAAAGATTGTCGTTATATCTTTGATAAATTTATGTCAAATATACATGGTTGGCAGAGATATTATATAGACAATAAAACCACTGCCGGTCCAGTAAATGGAGAACAATATTTTGTTGAAGATTCTGTTAAAGAAAGATTAGAACTTATTACGTTACCAGAAAGTTGGTTTACACGATGGGTTGTAAATGAAGATATTAATTATGGTAAGGATATGACTAAATGGCAGATTCAAATAACAAATAAATATAGAAAAATAACAGGAAATGATTATATTTATTTGGGTGGTGAATTTCATCCTGATATAAAATTTGTTCATTTTACACACAGAAACAACAAGCCACATGAATGGGAAGATTATAAAAATCATGCATAATTCTGTAGAGAATATAACATGGGAAGAAATTAAATTTATATGGGAAAAATATTTGTGGCCAAATAAAAAATCTGGAGTTAAACCATTTAATAAATGGACATGGAAATATCCGGGTAGATCTTTTGGTTCAAACTATGATATGAATGTATCTCCTGTTTTCTTTGGAATATATGAAGATGATAAACTTGTATCAGTCAACAGTTGTTATATGAGTAATGTTTGGGAAGATTCTATATATTTTAGATCAAGAGGTTTATGGACAGACCCAGAATGTCGTAGAAAGGGATATGCTTCTTTAATATTACTCGAAACTATAAAGTATGCAAAGGAAAATAATGGAACTTGGATATGGACGGTTCCTAGAAAAACTGCATTGCCTGCATATGAAAATGTAGGATTAAAACAATGGTCTAAATGGAAAAATGATTTAGAATATGGTCCAAATTGTATTGCAATAAAACAAATCTTATAAATATATAAAAAAAGGATACTTATATGGCCATACCCACAAGCAAATCAACATTTAAATCGTATTGCCTGAGAGCATTGGGTTCTGGTGTCATCGATATTAACGTATCAGATGATCAGGCAGATGATCGCATTGATGAAGCTCTTCAGTATTTTGCTCAATATCATTATGATGGCATTGAGAAAATGTATCTCAAACATCTAATTACTGAAGCAGATATTGCCCGAGGAAAAACAAATGTATCCACAATTGGAACTGATTCAGTAGATAATACTATTACTGATACATTTCTAGAAGGTAGTAATTTTATTCCAATGCCTTCTGCTGTTGTGTCAGTGATACAGGTTTGGCCGTTTTCAGGTATAGGTGGTGGTTCTAGCATGTTTGATGTTCGTTACCAGTTGCGCCTTAATGACTTATATGACCTATCCTCTACTTCTATTGTTGAGTATCAGATGGCAATGGGTAATCTAGACCTTTTAGAACATATTCTTGTTGGTGAAAAACCAATTCGATTTAACCAACATCAAAATCGTCTTTACATTGACGGAGATTGGTCAAATGATTTTGTTGCTGGTGAAGATTATATCATTGCAGAATGTTATCGCAAAATAGACCCAGCAACATTCACAGATATTTTTGATGATATTTTCCTAAAAAGATATGCAACTGCTCTTATTAAGCAACAGTGGGGTGCAAACTTATCCAAGTTCAGTGGTATTGCTATGCTTGGTGGTGTTACTATGAATGGTGAAAGTATTTATTCACAAGCACAGGAAGAGATTAATAAGTTGGAAGAACAAATTCAACTTACGTTTGAATTGCCAGTTAATTATATGATAGGGTAATTTATGGCGGTTAATAAACATTTTCATTCGCCTGGACTTGCTGCTGCCACAGCTGACCAACCTCGTGCTTGGCAATGGCGTTCGCACTTGCAAGTGGAGAAATCTTTATATGCTGATTTAGTTGCAGAAGCTATTCATCATAGAGGACATTTTGTATTTTATCTTGATCGTACATTAGTTGCAGAAGACAATGTTTTTGGCGAAGATGCACTATCCAAATTTAATAAGCAAGCTTCCATTGAAATGTATATGGAAGATTCTTCTGGTGGTTATTCTGGCGAACTTGAATTGATGAATAAATTTGGTTTGCAGAACCTTAGTGAAGCAACCTTCGTTGTAAGTAAGAAAAAGTTTCAAGAAAAAACAAAACAAATAGAAATAGAAACGGCAACAGACTTAACATCGTCTGGTTCTATCCAATTAGAATCTGGTACAATTGCAATTTCTAGTAGTGAAGTATTTTATATTTCAAATGAAACTGATGCAACAGATTTGGATAGGCCATTAGAGGGTGATGTAATTTATCATCCAACTTTAAAGAAATTGTTTGAGATTAATTTTGTTGACCACGACGATCCTTTTCATCAATTAGACAGCAATCCAGTATACAAAATGCGTTGTCGTACATTTGATTATAGTTCTGAAGTGTTGGATACAGGTATTAGTGAAATTGATGCAATTGAAGATGCGCTTTCGACTTCAAGTTCTGAATACCAGATTCGTCTTGAAAGTGAATTTACAGTAACAGTTCTAACATCAGATAATATATCTCTTACATCAGATACAACTAATGTCACAGCAGATGCAACAGTAGCTGACATAGAGTCTTTGAATGTAATTAGTGGTAGTATACTACTTGAAACTGGTAGTAATCAATATATTATAACTGAAGAATATTATATTGGTGATTATGTGAATGACAAAACTGCACAAAATGAATTGTTTGATAAATTAGATGATGCAGTCTTAGATTTTTCAGAATCTAATCCATTTGGTGATGTAGGGAGTTTAAACTAATGACTACAGGTCAAATAATTACAGCTGAACAATCACTATATGCCAACTTGGTTGCAGAAGCAATTCAAATTCATGGCCATGATGTTCATTATATTGATAGAACTATTGTAGCAGAAGATAATGTTCTTGGAGAAGATACACTTTCAAAATTCAGCTCTTCTGCTAAAATTGAAATGTACGTTGAGAATGCTGAAGGTGGTTATTCCGGCGAACTTGAATTGATGAATAAATTTGGATTGCAAAATCTGAGTGATATAACCTTCGTTGTATCAAAAAATAGATTTCAAGAATTAACAAAACAAATTACAATTGAAAGTGGTACGGATACAACAGGTGGTGCTATACTTTTAGAATCTGGAACAATATCAATATCTACATTACAAGGTGAAACATATTACATTCTAAATGAAACTGATGCAACAGATTCAGATAGACCATTAGAAGGCGACTTAATTTATCACCCCATTTTGGAAAAATTGTTTATTGTTAATTTTGTTGATCATGATGCATCTTTTAATCAATTAGATAATAACCCTACATATAAATTACAATGTCGTACATTTGATTATAGTTCTGAAATGTTGGATACGGGCATTAGTGAAATTGATGCAATTGAAGACGCACTTTCAAATGCAAGTTCTGAATACCAGATTAGTCTTGAAAATGCAACAATTGTTGGACAATCATTAACTGTAGATCGAACATCTTATACTCTTGATATAACTAATGTTACTGTAGATGCTGCAACAATTAGTACAGATGATGATCCAGCATCGTTTGGTGGTAGTATACTACTTGAAACTGGTAGTGATGAATATATTATAACTGAAGACTACTATATTGGTGATTATGTAAATGACAAAACTGCGCAAAATGAATTGTTTGATAAATTAGATGATGCAGTCTTGGACTTCGCAGAATCTAATCCATTTGGTGATCCTACATGATTAATAACAATATTATTATAATAAATAACTATAGGAGAATATAGATGGCAAATCAATCACTTGGAATAGGCGGCGCAGCAGACGATGGAACTGGCGATAATCTACGTATAGCTGCTGATAAAATTAATGACAACTTCTTAGAGATTTATACTCTAATTGGAGATGCATCGTCTTTGACGAGTGGTATTAGTGCAACTGCGACAGTCGTGACTTTAACTGCGCCAACAATTACAGGTGTAGTTGCTGGAACGCAAACATCAGCAACAATTACAACTCTAACAGGAACTACTTTTAATGCTGGAACTCTTGCATTAGCTGCTGGTTCTATTACAGATAGTTCTGGTGCAATTTCTTTTGGTAATGAGAATCTAACAACAACAGGGACAATTACTGGTGATGTTACAGGCGATGTTACAGGTGATGTTACAGGTAACGCAGATACCGCAACTACACTCGCGACGGCCAGAACAATTGGTGGAACCTCATTTGATGGTAGTGCTAATATTGCGGTAGGTTTATCGGCAACTTCAACTATATTAGCAACTGCAAGAACTATTGGTGGCGTATCATTTAATGGTTCTGCTAATATTAACTTACCTGGCGTAAATTCTGCTGGTAACCAATCAACTTCTGGTCTTGCTGCAACAGCAACAGCACTTGCTACTGCTAGAACTATTGGTGGAACCTCATTTGATGGTACAGCAAATATTGCTGTAGGACTTGCTGCAACTGCTACAGCTCTTGCGACTGCAAGAACTATTGGTGGAACTAGTTTTGATGGCACTGGAAACATTGCAGTTGCTTTGGCATCTGTTGGTACTGCTGTTACAGTAGCAGATGAATCAAGTGATACAACTTGTTTTCCATTATTTGCAACTGCTGCAACAGGTGATTTGCCCCCGAAGAGTGGTTCTAATCTAACTTTTAATGCTAGTAGTGGTTTATTGACTGCAACACTATTTGCTGGTGCGTTAACAGGTAACGTAACTGGTAACGCATCTGGAACTGCTGCTACGGTTACTGGAGCAGCTCAAACAAATATTACTTCAGTAGGAACTCTTACTGCATTACAAGTAGATAATCTTAATATAAATGGTAATACATTAAGTTCAACTGCTGGTACTGACTTGTTAATTACGCCACTTTCTGGACAACAGATTGTTCTTGATGGTACAATAGTAATTGATGCTGGTGTAGTCACTGGTGCAACAAGTATTACATCAACAGATTTTGTTGGTGATGTTACAGGTAATGCTGATACAGCAACTACACTTGCAACAGCAAGGACTATTGGTGGTACATCATTCAATGGTTCGGCAAATATTGCTGTAGGACTAGCGGCGACGGCAACCGCATTAGCTACAGCAAGAACAATTGGTGGAACATCATTTGATGGTACAGCTAATATCGCAGTTGGTCTTGCTGCAACAGCAACCGCATTAGCTACAGCAAGAACTATTGCTGGTGTAAGTTTTAACGGTACTGCAAATATTACTCTTGCTTCAACAGACTTAACAGACGTTACAGCAACTGCTGTTGAACTTAATATTTTAGATGCAAGTGCTGGTAATACTGCTGTTGCTTCTGATGTTGCATCAAGCGCAGGTGCAGTCACATCAAACAATTTTAAAATTAAACACACTCTTACGTTAGCTGCTACATTAGCTGATGATGCAGAACATGCAGATGTTGTAATTACAAGTGATAAAGTATTAGCTACATCTGTTGTGTTAGCAAATGCAAGTATAGATGTTCATGTAGATGTTCATACAGTAGTAGCTGGGTCATTTAAAGTTCGTATTACTAATAAATCTGGTGCTACATTAGCAGACGACTCTACTATGATTTTGAATTATAGAATAGTATAGGAGAATTTAAATGGCAAATAAATTAGTTGGAATAGGCAACGCAGCAGACGATGGAACTGGAGATACTTTAAGAGTATCTTTCGATAAAATTAATGACAACTTCTTAGAGATTTATACTCTAATTGGAGATGAATCGTCTTTGACGAGTGGTATTAGTGCAACTGCGACATCAGTAACTTTAACTGCGCCAACAATTACAGGTGTAGTTGCTGGAACGCAAACATCTGCTACTATTACAACTTTAACAGGAACTACGTTTAATGCTGGAACTCTTGCATTAGCTGCTGGTTCTATTACAGATAGTTCTGGAACCATTAATTTCGGTAATGAGAATCTAACAACAACAGGAAATATTAGTGGTAATGTTACAGGTAACGCAGATACCGCAACAGCACTTGCGACTGCGAGAAATATTGGTGGAACCTCATTTGATGGTAGTGCTAACATTGCTGTAGGACTTGCTACAACTGCCACAACTCTTGCAACTGCTAGAACTATTGGTGGAACCTCATTTGATGGTAGTGCTAACATTGCTGTAGGACTTGCTACAACTGCCACAACTCTTGCAACTGCTAGAACTATTGGTGGTGTATCATTTAATGGTAGTGCCAACATTAATCTACCGGGTGTAAATGCTGCTGGTAACCAATCAACTTCTGGACTTGCTGCAACTGCAACAGCACTTGCGACTGCTAGAACTATTGGCGGTGTTTCGTTTGACGGTAGTGCTAATATAAATCTGCCCGGTGTAAATGCATCTGGTAACCAATCAACTTCTGGACTTGCTGCAACTGCAACAGCACTTGCGACTGCTAGAACTATTGGTGGAACAAGTTTTGATGGGACTGCTAATATTGCGGTAGGACTTGCTGCAGAAGCAACCATACTAGAAACTGCTAGAACTATCGGTGGA